GACACCGCTTCTGGTTCTCCTGGTGGGGACTTTAGCACTATTAAAGTTCTGGATGTCACCGACAAAAAATCCATTCGAGAAGTAGCGTCGTTCTACGAGAGGCTCTCCCCGTCGGACTTCCGTGAAGAGGTGCTGAAGATCGCCAAAGAGTATCACGCTCTAGCTGTCATCGAATCTAACTCGTATGGCCTATCGATCGTCGAGCACCTAAGAGACGAAGAGTACTTCCAGATGTACAGGGACACCGCCTACGATAAGACCTCGGGCGTATGGAAGCCTAAGTGGGGCTACAACACCAACGTCAAATCAAGAGGCCTATTGTTAACGAGACTGTACGAGCACGTCACAAGGGAGTGGATTCAAATCAGGGATCAGAACTTCATGCTCGAGGCGAACAGTTTAATCTACAATAACAGGGGTAAAGTCGAAGCCGCAGCTGGTAAACATGACGATATGATCATTGCAACTGGCCTTGCGTTGATGGGACTTGATCAGATACACGACATCGTCCAAGAGGTACAGAAGTCGGCGAAGCCAGCCAACATAAGCGATATGCTTCAGTGGGAACAGGCAACCGGCAAACAGTATCGAGGGACAGGTAGCGACGAGTTTTCATTGGGTGCTTCGTCGTTACTTAACTCAATATAACCCAATGTAACTACGTTGCGCGAGCGTCATTCGCGTAGGAAAGGCGTAAAATTATGTTGTCAGATGAACAACAGAACGAGCTGGCCGCCGCGCTCGAAGGACTTAATCTTGGTGAGGAGCCCGCTGCTCAAGCACCTGAGCCCGAACCGGTAGAGGTTCAGGAAGAAGCTAGCGAGCCCGTACATGAGTCGGAAGCACCAGAAGAGGTAGCGCTCGACGCTAGCGATGAGACCGATGAAGTTGAGGATGAGTCGGGGCATAATGTGCCTTATTCTCGTTTCTCAAAGGTTATCGCAGCAAAGAACCAGTACGCTGATGAGGCTGAAACGCTCCGGCAGGAAGTGGATCGTCTTCGTCAAGCTGAGCAGGAACTTGAAACCCTGCGACGCTACAACATGAACCAGCCGCAACAAACCAGTTCGGAGGAATCGTATGACTATGATGATGTCGATCCCTACGATAAGCGCTTGGCCATGTTGGAAAATAGACTGGTAGAGACAGAGCGTGAAGCAACGATCCGGGAGCACATGAGCCAGATGGAACAGCAGATTGCTGTCATCCAGCAAGAGCATCCCAATGTCGATCCGATCGCATTACTGCAGCATGTGCAGCATAATCCCGATGCGGACCTTATGGAACTGGCGACATCTGAAGCGGCGAGAGTTGCTGAGATGCGAGAGTCCGTAATTGCTGAGTACCTTGAATCGAACCCGCACCTGCAACAGCAGGCTCCTGCTACGCCTCCAGACGTGCCCCCTGAAGTTCGTAATAAATCAAACAATGGATCACGCGGCTTTGCTGGCTCTCAGAGTCCTAGTTCATGGGAAGACGCTCATGCACAGGCTCGGAAAGCAATTGAAGCAGCATGGACTGGGTGATCCTAACTATTAAGGAATAGTACAATGGCTGCTGCTAGTTTAACTACGTTAAGCGCGGTGATGAAGCAGTTCTATCTGGGACCTTTGCAGGACCAGTTGAACAACGAAATCATGGCGTTTGACCTCTTCCAAAAGACCAAGGTCGATTGGGTTGGTAAAGAAGCGATCATTCCCGTGCGGACTGCTCGCAATAACTCTCCTGCGTTTAGCGCAACGGCTGCTCTTCCGCCCGTCGGAAGCCAGACCTATGCTTCGCTTACGGTTGAAGCAAAGTACCTGTATGGTCGTATGCAAATCGATGGCCCGGCAATTGCTCAGGCTAAAGCCAGCGTAGGTGCGTTCATCAACGGCCTTCAGGTCGAACTTGATGGCGCAATGGAAACCGTCAAGAACGCTTGCGATCAAGCCCTGTTTACGGGTGCTGGTGGTGTTGGCTTCTTGAACGAGCGTGAAGCGTTCGGCGCTAATGCTGCAATTGAGTTTTCGGGTAACATTGATTTGATCCCCGAGGGCGCTGGTGCCAAGGTTGCGGGTACGCTTGTTCGTCTCGACACCTACAAGTCGATTGCTGTGACGATGTATCGTGATGCAGGCGCTAAGCAACACATCAAGTTTGATGCCGCTGTCGATACGCGTGACATTGATGGTGCGGGAACTGCTGCTGCGGGTACTGCTCACCTTGTCATCATTGGTGCTAAGACCGAAGAGTCCATGGGTATCTATGGCAACCTCGGTGAGAAGACGCACTTTGGTGTTGATCGAAGCACTGGCGCTAACGTTGTGCTGCAAAGCATTATTCGTGCGGCAAACCTTGCTGGCACGGGTGACCGCGTTGATCTTTCGACGGGTCGTATGCAGGCCATGATCGATGACATTGCTACCGAATCGGGCTCCACGCCGGACTGCATGTTGGCACACTATGTGTTCCGTCAGCAGTACGTCGGTCAGTTGTCCTTCGTGACCACCACTGAAGCTGCAGCGGGAATTGCTTCGACAACCAGTCGCACTAAGTCGGTAGACAACGGTGATGCTGGCTTCGACATGGGTCAGTTGGCGTTCAACGGCATTCCGCTTAAGGTGAGTCGTCACTGCGGCAAGGGTCTCTTGATCTTCTTGCACACTCGCTCGTGGGCTCTCGTGCAGATCGAAGATCCGAACCTGGCTGACTTGGACGGCAACGTCCTTAGCCGTGTCTCGGCAAGCGATTCGTACGAAGCGTATGTCCGGTACTACTACAACTTGGTTTGCAAGCAGCCTAATCGCAATGCGATCTTGGTCGGCTTGAACTTCCCGGCGTAGTACTAACGTGGAGTGGATTGCCCTCTCACTGGATCTGGCTCAGACCGCATTGGTGTTTATCATCTGGCGTGATGTCCGGAACTGGTGGGGGGGTGATTCCTCCCAAGTCGGGGATGATGATTTGTCTCCGCAGCAGATTTTAGGGGAGCCCTAATGGCAAGCCGCCAGCTTCCTGGTATCAGCTCTGTTGATTTCTCCGAAGCGTTGCGCTTGGCAGCCGCTCGCAAAACGCGAGCCGAAGAAGAGCGCAAACGGAAAGAGGCGGAAAAGAGGGCCCTTATTATGAAGGCTGTTAATCCGTTGTTGTCGATGGCGGCAACAGCTTACGGGGGGCCTGTCGCAGGGTCTGTTGTCTCCGCAGCGCTGCCTGTTGCAGCAAAAGCTTTAGGGTCGTTAGGAAGATAAAATGAAAAACGGTGGAACTGGTTGGCGTAAGATCGTCATGGGTATCGCAGCTGCTTTGCTTCCGATGGTGTTGAGGGCTGTAAACCCCGAGATGCCTGTCGAAGAGATCGTGGTCAGCGTTATGGGCTTGCTTGGTGCAATCCTCGGTGTTGCTTGGCAGGATGCTGCTAAAGAGAAACGTGCGGCGCTGGAGAGTGTAAACAACCCCCCGGCACCATCCCCCGAAACCCAGGATTAAAAAATCTTAGTCCGAAGGATTCTGGGGGCATCGATCTCAACCTTGGCAGTAACGACGATCTTTGGTTTGTCCGTGGGGATCTTACTCATCGTGTCAGCAGGCAATTTGAAGTCGGGATGACAGGCGAGATCAAATCAGACTGGGGCGGCGATCCTGAATGGGCAGTCGGCGCTGGTCTCAAATGGAGATGGTAACATGGCCTATGTAGGTTTCAAAAAGTTACAAGGCAAACTCGAGGCTCAGGGTAAAAGCCCTAAAGCTGCTGGTGCTATTGCTGCCTCGATTGGTCGCAAGAAATACGGTAAGAAGAAGTTCAATAAAGCAGCGGCTGAGGGTAAGTCCTTGCGTGGTGCTGCGGCAAAACGCATCAAGAACAAGATGGTGGACTACTCCAAACAGAACGCTAGTTATTCGTAAGGTAGAGACATGAAGATTCCTGACGCAGGTAAACTCTCGGATCAGATTGCAAAGTGTAGAAGTGATCGGCAGAAGTTTGCTCGTGCTTGGGATCTTTGCTTGCTCTTCCTTCAGGGAAAGCAGCACGTTAAATACGACAGGGTAAAGCAAACCTTTGTCCGCACGGGCGCAGATGAGATGCAGGTGACAATCAACCTGATCGTAAACATCTACCGCAACGTGCAAGCACGGCTCACGCTGGCCTATCCTTCGGCTACTGTGTTGCCAGCCAGTGAATCAAACGAGGACATCATCAAGGCGAAGAGCTGCGAGTATGCCCTCAAGTATTACTGGAACAACGATAAGATCAAACGCAAGCTTGTTGACGCCATTCGGTGGCTCCTGACCTGCGGCAACGTAGGCCTTCATACTAAGTACAACGGCGAGAAGGTAACCACCGAAGCCATTAGTCCGTATGACCTGTACTTCGAGCCGGGCCTTGACGATCCTGACCAATGTAATTGGATTGGGTACGCTAAGCTGGTGAACCGAGAAGAACTTGAAGAGGCCTATCCCAATAAGAAGGACATCATTAAGAACGCTGCGGAAGCTACTAACTCAACGCCTGGTGCGTCATGGTTCAGGCTCCGGCAGACTTCGACACCGAAGGATCGAGTAGAAATCTATGATGTATACTTTCGCAGCGGTGAGCGTCGCGTTGTTCTTGGCGGTAGTTATCTTTTTGAAGGGGAGTGGGTAGGCAAGACGATGCCGATCCAGTTCATCCGCTACACTCCGGTTCCGGGTCAGTTGTGGGGCATGGGCATGATTGAACCATTGCTCGACATCCAAGACCAGTACAACCGAGTCCGTGGTCAGATCATTGAGAACAGTGACTTGATCGCTAACCCGAAGTGGATGATCCCGAAGAGCGCAGGTGTTGGCCCATCCAGCATTACCCGGCGACGAGGTGAGAAGGTCTATTACAACGACGTAGGTGGGCAACGACCTATGCCGGTTCAGATGCCATCACTACCGGGATACGTTCTCCAGCAGGTATCAGTACTTCATGGAGAGATGTTAGACGTGGCTGGTGTCCACGCTACGAGCCTTGGTAAGCGAGCGGTAGGGGTTACCTCAAGTGTAGCCATGCAATCGCTTGCAAGCAAAGACTCGCAACAGTTGATGGTGACGCAAGAGGACCTTGAAGAGGCCGTCATTGATCTGAGCAAAGTAGCGCTGACGTTGATGCAGAAGTACTACACCGAGAAGCGCATGGTGCGTATGCTCGATAACTTAGGGCAAGTCGTCTTCCATGCCTTAGACAGCACAAGTCTTATGAAGGACCCTGAAGTGTTCATCGAAGCGGGCTCTATGTTCCGTGATGAGCGTAAGGATCGTGATCAGAAGGTGCTCGACCTCGTCCAGATGGGCATGTTGCAACCTGCTGACGCCATGAAGGAACTGACGTTTGGTAGTGGCCTCGAGCAGGTCAGCGAGAAACTGCAGGCTATGGCGCACGCTCAGGATCTTCTTGAGGCGGCTAAGTTGGGCGCTGCTATCGAGATCTTCCCGACGGACGACCTCAAGTCATTCGGCGAGGTCTTCGGTGACTACATCCGAACGGATCAGTATTACCAGTTGCCGGAAGAGCGCCAGCAGTACATCCGTGACATCTACCTCAGTGTTGAGACCTTTGGCACGCAAGCGGAAGTCCAAGTCGAGGCACTCAAGAACCGTAAGGTCTTCCCTCGGTCAGCACCCCCTGAGCAGATGACGGAGATGGCCGTGACCATGGAGTCCCCGACCTCCGCCATCCAAGCGCAGATGGAATCCGAACGCATGGGCGTTATGGATATGAACCGACAGATGGTAGACGAGCAAGGACCTGAGCAGGGTCTGCCGACCACGATTATGGGAGCCCAGGGATGAACGTAACGCAAGTCTACGATTTGTTTAGGGCCTTGATCGATGAGACGGATCAAACGTTTCTAACGGACGCTCAAGCTGAGTCGTACCTAGCTCAAGGGTATCGAGAGTTTAGGCAATCGGTCTACTCTGTCGATCCTGACATCTACAATACGCAGTACAAGTTCACGGCAGCAGGTAAAACCTTTAGCCTTGATGGCTCGCTGCTGGGTCCTGGAGCAACCAATCGCATGGAGCGGTTCTTGCGCTTGGGTCAGATCAACACGATCGCCGGCAATGAGATCCAGTACTACCTTGAGGCGTGTCCTAATCAGGAGCAGCTCAACCGAGAGCAGGGCGAGTACTGCCTGAGTGGGCGCAATATCGTCTTCAACTCAGAGCGCACAGACTTCTTTCGGATTGAGTACGTCCCGGCAAGCACGGTTGACTGGACCAAGCACGCAGGCGGAGACAACGAGTACATTGATGATCTGCAAGACCAGCATCCGTTGATTGCTCTACTTGCTGCGCAGTACTATCAAATCCGAGATGGGGCAGCCAATCCAGTGCTGCAGAACCAGTTAGCCATCCGGCGGCTTGATCTAGTGAACTATCTTACTCAAGGGCGAAACGCTGCAGGGTCGCACTATATTACTCCTCAAGTCGAATTTTACATGGGCTGATCATGGCAACACCGGGTACTGATGTTGAGTTAATCGCTGGTGGAACCGAAGGCCGTCCTGCGGAACGAGGCGTTTGGGTGCAGAACATGTGGCGCCCGAAAGGCTCACCGAACTGGCAGACTCGTCCAGGGTTTGGTCAAATGGCGCAGCTTGATACGACTCTGCGGGCTGGAATTGCTACAGAGTGGGGAATGACCAAGCACCTTGGGTCGCACCTAGTGCAGACGGAGTGGGGAACCGAGCAGATTGTATCGGTGTTCTTGGTCAACGCTCGCAGCGGAACGGACACCATCGACTCATCAAGCCGGTGGGGATCGTATTACTCAGTCTCAATCTTCGATACGAGCACAGGCAATCATTACGAGCAGGTCCTATTTAGGCACACAGCTCAGAACAAAACAGCGGCGTTTGGTGAGTACAATACGCCCCGCATGGAAGAGTGGTATGGTAACTACTCGACCAATGAAACCTATGACAACCAGTCGTTCCTGTATGGCATTGATGATCCGTTTTACTTCACAATGTACCAGAACAACTTGTTCTTCGGGAATCGCCTGACAGGGCTCTTGTCCTATTTGCCGGCAGACTTCCGGGAGCCCAGAGACCAGACCGTAGACTCTACTCAGTCGAACGACTGGGTTAAAGGGTATAGCGAAGACTGTTTGGTCACGAAAGTGGTGCCTGTTGACGGTCCCTCGATAGACGCTTTGGCATACCTTACGGAGCAAAACTTTCCCGCCCCAGTAGCAATCACCACTCTAGGCGGCCGGTTTGTGGTGGCATCTGAGTCGCAGCTTTTGTTCTCCGACGAAAACTTTCCTAACGCATTTATTGACGGGAACGCTGTTAATGTTCCGAGTAAGAACCCTATAATAGCGATCGCTGAAACAGGCGTTAACCTAGCAGTGTTTACTGAAACCGAGATGCTGTTGTTTCAACCAAGCCAAGGCGCCCTCCTCGCTCCGGGTCGGTTTACGGTTGTTAGCAGAAACGTGGGTTGTCTTTCCTCTCGGACGCTGACTTCAGTAGGGTCTACGATCTTCTGGGCAGACACCAATGGGGTCTATGCTTCAAGCAACGGCCTTCAGATCGAAGAGTTGTCCAAACCAATCAACGACTTCTTCAAAGGCGGTATTACCTGCCCGCTCAATAACTACCTAACAGCTGCTGGTGTTTCTAATCCTGTCGCCGATGCTCAACCTCGGACGTTGTATAGGCAGTCGGACAGCGAAGACATTAGCATTGCGTACAGCCAAGAGACCGAGTCTCTGTTTGTGTCGTACCCTGGGTCCAACGCCTTGTGGTGTTACAACCAAGGAGGCTGGTCTCTGTGGCCTGTCGAGTCTACCGTCAAGGAAAGCGGTGGCGCTGCAGTGGTCGGTGTTCAGCAGAACATTACCAATCCTTATGTGATAACAGGCACCAGAGAAGTGTTCCTTGTTGGGTCTGTTGAAACAGGGACTTTTACTAGCGCAACAACTCGAGCAGAGACGATCTACTCATCAAGTTATTACCTGATGCAGCTTGGGCGAGGCGGCGCTATTGACCGATCGATCTACAACGAAGATCAGCGCCTTGTGTACGGCGAGTTTAAGAAGCGTGCTACTGCTGCTGCGGGCAATGCTCGAGCCTACTTTGGGAAGCCAATCTACGATGCCCTCGGTGGTGCTGCCTTAACCGAAACTCACTGGATTCCGATTGAAATAGTTCCTGACTACACTGCCGTACCTGCCGGGTTCCCGGTCGGGGTCGAATTGATATTCACCTATGATAAGACTCGCTGGACACCAGGGGCATCATTGGTCATACCGCCAGAGCGCCGCACCCTAAATATAGCCGGCCTTACTTACACAGTTACGCCTGCGACATCGACTATTTCTATTGTGTATGCAGGGGGCGCTACGCCTCTTGCGCTTGCTGATAAACAACGGAATCCGTTTGTGTTGTTGCCAATGACTCCGGTCAGCAGCGCAGCGACGCTTTTGGATTACGGGTTTGATTTCTCCGGGGCTGGAGCACAAGCTAGGATCGCAGCGCCAGGGCCGGTGTACACCTCGCTTTCGGTCTACATTTGGAACCAGCACTATGGCCCATTGCACGCTAACAACGACGTGGCGCAGCCTGTAGACTGGGCGTACAAATCGCCTCAAGTAGGGATCGAAAGCGCTGACCACATTAAAGCTCGGGGCATCTTCGCTCGCATGGTGACGCACGGGGCAGGCACTTCTCCGTTGTCCCCTAACTGGATCTGGGGCGTATACAACACGCTACTAGGTGCGGACTGGAAAGGGTGGACTAGCCAAGTCATTGATTTCTCAAGCGGGCTAGTAAAGATTGCGGACAAGTTTCCGTTGCGCACTCGGTACAAGGACACCGCTACGTCATCAATGAAGTACAGGCGGTTTAACGCAACGCCTAAGTATGGAGAGTACCTAGTGGACGACGAAGAGCATGACACGATCGCTACTTCGGATAGCGTCAAGGGTGCTTACCTATCGTACATGATGTTTGGGTTTATGCGTGACCGGGCTGAAAAGGTTGAGATTGCCAGCGCTAAAGCTGTGATCCGACCAGGTGGTACTCGGCGAAGGACTGGCCGATGAGCACGATCGTTGCCACTCAAGTAGAGTCTGACGCTAGCCTTGCGGAGATTGACGAGAACGCCACGGTCAACCAAAAGACGGACATTATCAATGCGTTAGCGACTGACCTAGTCATGCCAAACCAAGTGCTTCAGCAGCGCAGGACTCTGGACTACGGCGGCCTGTTGCTGTCTGGCTCGCACGGTGGGTTTGAGGCCAAAGGGAGTAGAACAACAATTAAGGGGTCGCCAGGGTCGGTCGTTCGCAAACAGATCGTAGTTACAGGAAACGTAACTCTTTCAAGCCTTACACTGGTTTGTGACGGCAACAACCCAGCGATTGTTGTAAGAAACAATGCTAGGTTAGCCCTCAACAACTGCCACATCGTCAAAGCGGATAACAAACAATTAGCGGCTACTGACACTTACTTGTTAATGGAAACAGGTTCGTATGCTGCCTTTATCGGATGCGTATTCTACGGTAACCAGAGCAACACAGGGGCGCTGGTGTACAACCAAGACGCTGGTGCCACTAATCGTGGGTCAGTAGTCGGCTGTGTTAATTTGACGGACGTGGTAGCGGCTCCGTTTGTTAACATCTCAGCGGCCAATATTCTTGGAGTAGTGCCGTGAGCCTTAGAACAATCACTAAAGAGCAGTTCTCTGATGGCACCACGATCGACGGCAACCGTATCGAGCAAGCCCTTCAGGAGCTGGAAGAGATTTGCGATCAGGTCCCTGGCTACTATGTCAAACGACGGTTTGTGCAGAATCAGATCGTCGTAGGGTTTTCGCCGTTCCAGCAAGCTCCGTACAACACGACTTATCCCGTTATAGCGCCAGCGGCTACGAAGACGCTCAACCGAGAGCGATTCAAGGGCTTCAAAAGCCTGACTCAACCAGTAGGTGATGTCCTAGACCAGTTGTTCTGGGAGACATCGATTCAGGTAGAGAACCCTTTTATCCTGCAAGATGTTGACTGCTTGATGATCCAAGACGATGGATCTGCAACACCATCGCACCAGTTGCCGGGGGGAGCATCGTCTCCTTATGCGGCTCCAAGTGTTTCGGATGTGCAGTTGTTTGTTATAGTGGATGCGCCGTTTATACCCGAAGACCGCAGCCAGTCCGACGCCATCGTTCATAAATATGCTATGAGTATGGATGCTTGGAAGATGACGGCTATTCCTGGGGTGGCTTCGACGAACAGTATGGTGCCAGCGTTTCCGGGCGGGGAAGCTTGCGGATGGGGCTTGACGCTAACCGGGTTGAACTTGCCTATACCGGGTCTGTCTCGGGTCCGGGTGGCTTTGTGCATTCCTAAGTATAACCCCGTAGGACCAACCCCTGGGTATGCTCACTGGGGCGCTACTCCTTGGAATACCTTTTCTCCGTCGCTAACGCTTTCGCTTCTGGAGCCATTGTCGAATGTCTAAGATAGGCTTCAAGCGTTTGAGCAGGGGCGTAAAGCTCTTGACCTCGCATATCCACACACAAGTGCAGAGTGCTCTTACTCGGATTACCTCAACGGGGTTTGACTCGAGTGAGATTGAAAACAACGCTGGGTCGTTTCGAGTTAACGTGTCCCTTAGTAACATTACGCCAAAGACGTTCTTCCAAGATGTTGACGGTGTAAAGACCATGAAAGCCTGCGCTGGATTTACCCTGCCTCCCCCGCAAGAGTCTTTTAGTCCTACTGCTATGGTGTCACCAACAACCCCAGTTTACATCCTAGAGAGCATTGGCTTGTCGATGGACACGCAGGCTACTCCGTTTGTTACGGTTCGGTCTAACGGCTCGCTTAGTCAAACAGAAGCAGACAAAGCAGCGTTCAACATTACGATCCAGCGCAAGCCTGTTGATGTGTTTACGGGGACAGCCATCACAGTAGCTAGTTTGCCAGCGGTGTCGCCGGAGATGACCAACGTTGTTCTATCTTTGGATTACCCTAACATTCTTTGGAACAGCGAGTATCGAAGATTTAATCCCGGCATTAATCCTAACTTGGATACTATGTTCGATCCATATTCTGCGTACCTTCTTTCTGTAGACTGCGGCAGTTTTGCTGAGTCTGCTACAGAGCTGAGGATCGACAGTTTGCTGGTGACCATGAAGTTTCGCACCAAACTGATTGAGCGGGATTCAGGGGCTACTATTCAGAATATGCCTCAGTCGCCTTACTTACCTGCAGCGGCTCAGTACGGGGGTCGATACACTGTCCCCGAAACGGTCGCTACCCCTGCAGCTGACGCTGTAATCAGAGCAGATACCGGTGGCGGGGATGATGGCGTATCCGGCGCTCTCGCTAAGACTGATGTCAAGTTCTTGCGTGGCCTGCTCGGCGGTATGACCAATCGTTCAAGGCGCTGGGGTGCAAGCAACATTAAGACCGACGCTTCCTATGAAGTTATCTCGGTGCCTATGTGGGGTAACGGTTGGTACTGCAAAGGGAGCCAGGCTTCAGTTGATACCGATGCTGTGTTGCTGGAGAAGATGCCGTTCGTGGGGGCCTCACCGTACAAACTCCCTACAGTAGACCGTAGGATTATTCCGATCCGGTTTCCGTTTACCGTGCATCACGTCATTGCGTTCGTAAATTACAGCGGGAAACCAGGAGCGTCAGCAGGCGCTACAGCAGACAAAGCGCTTGATTACAGTGCCAATAACCAATGGGCCTCTGCTGCTTCCGCTGGGCTTGCTCACAAAGTAGGAGTGGGTATTGGCTCTGGTATTCGTAGCGACATCCGAAGTTCAAGGAACGTGGCTTACGCAGAGTGGAACCGTGCTACGATCGACAGCTACAGAGTTAGTAGGCTGCAGTCTCAGACAAGGGGATTATCGTTCTGTCAAGGTGACCTCCTGAGTATACCTCTGGTGTACCCAGCAGGCGCTCCAGGATCTGGTTACAACGCAACCGTTAACGCAGCCCTTACCAATACCGGGCCTCCAGTTTTCGCTGGCCAGACTAACTCGCTCGATTTAGCAAGGTCGCCAATGGCAGATCTGCCGAATGGTTCAGACACGGCCCTTGCGCAGGATGGCTACGAGCAGTTTATAGAAGTGCGTTGGGCTATAGAGCAAACGGCAAACGGCTTTGAGCAAATGGCTAATAACGAAGTCATTATCGGTCAGGGCGGATTTCAAGTATACATTATCGGCAAGAAACATCTTTGCTAAGTGAGGTAAGTTATGAGTGAAGAAGAAGGAATTCCACATGGATCGCCTGTGCGTAGTGGGCGAGCCGCTCAAACCGCTCAATACGATCCGCTGATTCAGCAGCAGGCAGAACTAAGACGCTTGCGACAAAACGAATCGCGACGGATGGACGATCTTGTTAATCTGTACGGACAAGAGCCGGGACGACTTCGTGAGGCTCAAGGTGTCGCAACTAATGAAATGCGCAGGCAAGCGGCTCTTCGTATGGCCTCGCAAGGTGCTAGGGGTAACATTATTGGCGCTGCTTCTGCTGCTAAGATGGTGGGCGGTGAAGCGGAGAACATTGGGACCCGATTTGGGGATCAGATCAGGCAGGCTGCTGAGAAAACAGCCCAAGCTAAAGTTGAGCGAGCACAACAGGCTATTGAGTCGATTGCTAAACCCGGTGTCGATGTTGAGCGCATTAGTGCAGAACTTCGCTCGATTGTTGATCGCAACAAACGGAGCCTTCTGAACAAGGCCAGTTTCGGCTACGCTGGCCAAGCGGCAAGCCCAGCAGCACGAGATGCAGAGTTGGACGCCCTAGCAAGAACAACTAGAGACCCCTTGGCGCTGCAGATGATTGCTCAAATCAGATCAAACATCAATCAGGGCAGAGATCCATTTGACGGCATGGCTCAGGCATAGGAGTTTATCATGGGTCGAGTGCTACCAGGACTGACAACTCGCACGGGGGCTACAAGCGTCGCTGACGCCCTTGGTACGACTAAGGACCAGCAACTGCAGAATGCTTTGCGCAGAGCCGCCTTCCAGAAGCAAGAAATCCGCAAGACGCCCGAAGGGATGTTAGACTTTATCGGGAAAGCGGCTACGACTGCGGGCAAGGTGGCTGGTGCTGCTAAAGGAATTGGTGGTTTAGTTGGTAGCCTTCCTTTGTCAGAAGCGATGCGCAACGCAGCTGCTGCTAAGGCGAGTAAAGAAATGGTGTTACCGCAGGTTCGTGAGACCGTTGAGCGAGTTGCTGGGATGACCGGCTTAGGCGAGGGAGCCCCCGTCACGCCTCAAACAGCCGAGATGATCAGGCAGGTGAGCCTCCAAGGTCCTCAAGGTAGATTATCAGCGGAAGCGCTCGGGGCAGAGGCAGCACAGGATATTGCCATGCGTGCCGATAGGGGGCTTAGCGCAGCTGCTGAGGCAGAGCTAGAGCAACGCACAGAGCAAACGCGCCAGAATATCGTGCCAGGCCGTTTAGGGTATACCTCTGAATCGCTTCTCGAGGCTGCAGATCGCGAGTTAAAAGCAGGCGCAAGAGACATTAACGACGCTATGGAAATAGCAAAAGACAAGATGGCCGAGCGTGCTGCTGAAGCGTCTATGGCTACGGACACTGCCCAGCGGGCTGCCGAGCAAGAGGCAGTAGACGCGTCGCTGGCTGAGGCGTCGCCTGTTACCAGAGCAGACCGAGGTGAAGAGCAGATCGACGTGTTCGTAGAGTCATTAGGCACTACGCCAATTGACCGACAAGAGAAGTTGTTGAGTCTGGCTCAAGGGGCTCTTAGTTCTGAAGACCAAGCAAACATTCTGCGAGCAGCGGATCGAATGGATATTGCTCCTGGGCCGCAAGTGTCTGATCTGTTCGATCCTAAGGGGGCCTACAAGCGCAAACTTCGTGCAGCAATGCCTGACCTTACAAAGCTAGAGCAGGAGCGCCTGAGGGGCGAGCGGGCACAGATGAGAGCGGGCGTTCAGATGCGAGGGCAGGACATTACAGCGGGCTCGCGTAGAGACACCACAGCGCAGAAACGTGAAGCTACTAAGTCTCGAGAGCAGATAGCGAAAAACAAAGAAGTAAGATATAGCCGTCAGCTTGTAGAGAAAGCACGCCAGTTCAATGCTACCCACAACTACAGATGGGCCAACCTAAAGAGCCGTGAGAGTATGGCGGAAGCACGCAACAAGACAAGCAAGCGCGTGGCTAACATCCGCAGCAGGCGGCGAAGCAGTGGCAAGACGCCTGGCAAAGCACTTGCGGTTGCGATTGCCACCGGGATCAGAGAATCTATAGGGCGCGAGAAAGAGTTGACTAGGGCTCTTGGGGGGGCAAGGCGTGCGACCAAAGAGTTTAAAACTTTAGTAGCAAAAGAAAAGCAGCGCATCCAAGATCGCCTAGCAAACATTGGAAAGTACCCGTTCTTTTCTAATGTTTTAACAGACGGCAAAACTGGGTTGCTCGTCGAACTAGAGAAAAGCTTGGCTGGCGCACAGAAAGCAGAGGCTGGCCTTGCTTCGGTTGGCAAGCAGCTGAGAGCAGCGAGCGACAAGTATCAAAAATTAAGGTCTCGGCTACTCAAGAACCCTCAAGACCCTGATTTAATTAAAGACTACGCAGATGTCGAAGATGAGCTGTCCGGTTTATTATCGACCTATCAGGATCTGGCCACCGAGGTTGGGGGCGATTAATGCAGCAACCAAGCCGCAAGCGAGTAACCCTAACAGAGCCGTTGGTAGTCGAAGGGACAGTTGACGGTCTAGTTGACGAACTTAAGGACCTTGCAAGCACCACTGCGGAAGTAGACCCCAGCGCTCAAACGTTTGAGGAAAAAGAAGAAGAGAAAAAGAAACGACTGCAGCAACAGGAGGCAGATCGTGCAAAAGGCGTTGCTACTCCTGTTGAGGCTGCAAGGGCTATTGGTGGTCTAGTTGGCGATGCTGTTGTCAAACCCGTTATGCGCACGGGCCAGCTCGCCGTGGGGGTGGCCCTTGGCACCCAGAGCATTTTCGATCACATCGCCACCAGCTTAGCAGCGAACGAAGCAATGAACGGTTTGCTGGAGCGACTGGAGAACCAGAGTCTAACAGCGCCGCAGCGTCAAGCCGTCAAAGACCAGATGGAAGATGTTGAAAAAGCTTACATTGAAATGAACCCTGCGATGCAGGTCTATAAACAAGTTGACCAAGAACTTGAGGACCGGTTCAAGAACAACAGCTCGTACAACAACGCTATCAGCGACTTTGGTGAAGTGGTCACCTCATTCCCCACGATGGTCAGAGCCTTCTTAGAAGCAGCGTATGACGAAGACCCCGAGACCATGAAAAAGTTGGGTTTCATGATGTCTGGCGGTGGCATCGTCTCCACCATGGCAATGTTGGACCCTGATAAGCTCGGGCGCAACTTTGATGCTCGGCCTGCGTCGGTCATTCTTGGGGTGTCACCAGCGTTCGGGATTGTGGCCAGAGCGCCTAGGGCCATGCAGGTCCTAAGAGGGAGATTCGGGAAACAAACGGATGTTCTTTTGCGGGCGGTTGAGACGGTAGACAATACAGTGCGTTCAGGCATGGCAAAGGTAGCTCAAAGTGAGATCCCTGGGCGGGTGATGACTGAGGCAGTGAGGCCTTATGCGAATGTGCTTGAGCGCCTCCCTGGTGAGTTAACTTCGAGCGTGGCCGCTGGTCTTCGTGGTTTCGGTAAAGTCGGAGAAGACGTTGTTAGAGTAGGCGAATCACGCACTACGCAGAAGACCAAGAATATTTTAGGCAAAAAGCAACGCATAACAGAACTGGTCCCAGGTGTTAGGTTTATGACGGTTGGGGATCTTGCTAATTCTTTTGCGAGCGGAGCAAAGAAGGGCTTCCTAGCGGGCGTTCCGGTCGAAACGGGTTTAGTGCTAGCGGCTGCTAGGCTCCTGTATCCAAATACAAAGATGACACGCAATATAGCGCGCAGCGTTGGGCAGTTTTTACGCCACACCTCAGCGCAAAGCGGAGCCAGCCCGGAGTTGGCGGTTCGCGGCATAATGATGGCATCAGCCGAGCAGAAAAACCGAATACGATCTATTGCCGACAGGATAGATAAAGCATTCCGAGAAGAGGATGCTCTAACAAAACGGGACGGCGACACTCGGGTGGACGTGTTCTTTGAGGGCGAGCCTTTTCAGCCGGGGCAGAAACGCCAAATTGATTATGAGTTTACTGAATCAGGCCAGGAGTTTTTGCCTGTATCAAGGGCGGACGCTCTTGACACGTTAGGCAAGCTAGAGAAACAACGTGACCTACTGCTTAATGACCAGCGAAAGCCCGGAGCAAAGAAATACACCAACCAACAAATCCGGCAACTTAACGCACAGATTAAGTCACTACGGCAAGCCGTTGAGTCAGATGCCCCGGATGTGTTTCCAAACCAAACCCTGCGAGAAGCGATTGATGATCTCGACGCAGTTCTTAGAGAAGCCGGCGTTGATAGTGGGATTGAGTTAGTCAAAAGCCGTCTGGCAAATGTCGCAGATCGCAATGCTATTCTTCTCCAAAACGGGGATGTAGCTGAACTGGTCATACGAGCAATCAAGCGAAAGTATGGGAACCGGCTTTCACGAGCAGGTGTTACCGATGCAAAGTTGCGGAAGCTTATTTTAGACCACGCTGAAGAGCCATACTTTGGCAGTACTCGGTTAGCCGCTACGGTGGACATTGAAAACGTAGGCAAGTTAGACCTCGACAGCCTTACGAGACGAGCGTTTGAAAGCCTTCGCCCTGAAAAGCAGAAGGAAGTCATGGGTCAAGTCGCCTCCAACGCAGCGTTGCGGTACTCGCAACTTGTAACCGAAGCGGCTAAAGGTGCGGCTTTAAAGCGAGAGTCGGCGAAACTCGGTATGGCGCAGTCGCTCGAGGGAGTGTCACTCACAAACGTCCAGCCTCAAGTATACGCAATGGCACTGGCTCGCATGCTTGCTGGGAAAGATCTGACGAGAGGCGGTGTTAGTTTACCGCAAGTTATTCCAAAGTCAGCATCAGGCCCGGCGTTGCCGGCAGCGCTACGAGACTTGGCAACAGACCGTCGTAAGGCCCGCAAAATACTAGAAGACGTTCTCGGCGATGAGCCCTCGGCGCGTGAAGAGATGGCGTTTGAGCGAGTGCTTCGGCAGACCGCAGATGAAGTTGGTGATTATACAGCAGGAGACGGTTACGCTCAGTCGTTTACAAACGATCTGAAAGTTAAAATAGCCGACAACCCCGATCTTCCAGCAGATGTTCGCAAGTTAGCGCAGCAGGTAGAGACCGGCGAGTATGCTTACTCTCCAGGTTTTGCTGGCACGTTAAATTGGATGTCAAAATATCAAGGGACCCCAGGGTTCTGGAGAGATATCATCCAGTTGTTTAAAGGAAACCAAACAGTCCGCAACATCATGCCTCACATCAACAACAGCGTGGGCAATGTGTCCAACTCAATGTTGAGCAGCGGCGAAGGGCCTGTTCAGTTTATCGTCAACAGTTACCGAGACGGATTAGTATACCTTGACCATAAAGCAGGCAAGCTTGGTGACTATCGCAAGAATACTACACCCGGCTCCGAAGAGTATTTTACCAATCGCGCTGCTGTTGCTGTAGACCAATCAGGTGTTGGCAATACCGACTTCGTAGCTGGGGAGCTTCTTAGGTCAAGCCGGAAAAACCTGACGGGCGATGATTTGTCTGGTCCTATTTTAGGGGCCCTAAGGCGACTAGGTGAAACCAAGCTTGGGTATATCCCCCGCAAGCTTAATGAGTTAGCCAGTAAAGCCTACGCCAAAGAGGATAACCTACCCAAGGTTCACATTGGAATGGATCGAGGTAGGCAAACGTTTCGAGACATTTTTGATCTTAGACCAAACGAACAGATGACTATTCGGACATCGCCTGTATCAACTAGGACGATCTTCAAAGATAAGTCAGGCCAGATCCGAGAGGGAACACCATCTAATCCCGGGCGAGTGCTGACCGACAGGGACATTAACAAGATCGTTGCGGCGGATGTCCGCCAGCATGTTCAAAAGTTTGTTGTCAGTTATGACGAGCGAAGTGGTCTCAATCGGTTTGTTACCAACAACCCAGTCCTAGCGCCGTTCAATCCGTTCTTCACGTTTACCGACAAAGCTGCGGGCCTTGGGGGGCGTAAAGGGTTTGTTGAGCACTTGCTTTTCCCGGCAGATGGGCTGGTTAGCACCTCGCCTAAAGTGGCATTGCGCCAAATTAAAAGCCGGGCAGCGTTGGCAGCTCGACGGGCAGTACTGGTCAACTCGTTTCAGACACTCGCATCGAACCAAGAAAACCTTTTGGCTCAAGCCCTGGCCTTTGACCCAGGGGTTCCTAATCAAGTTATCTTTGAGATGCTAACTGACCCAAGCGCAATCCAGCATCGAGATATCTCCGGGATGTCGGTCTTTGGCCCAGGAGAAGTCAAGTACCGTGCGTTTGCTTATGCTATCGGCAAGATGCTTCAGTCTGTTGGGTACGATAAGAACCCTAAACTATCAGACAAGCAGAAGAGGTTCTTTACGGAACTGAACAACGGCGAGGTAGCGCACCTTGGAACAATCGGCTCTTTGTTTGGGGTTGATCGTGGCCCTGGTTTATCGCTGATGGAAATCGTTCTAAATAACGGAGAGAACAGGTACGGTCAGCCTACTAATATCGCAAATGAATTCCTTAAAAGGGCCGCCCCGTTTGCTGTTCCTGCTCCGATTGCAGTCGCTATGAGAGAACTAGCAACGTCGGTGTCTGAGGACTTGTCAACGTTTAGCGGGCGGCAATTTGATCGCAACGATGTTCAGTTAAACGAAAAGCGCACAGACTTCTTCTTGCGTCGTTTCTTACTCCAAGGTGGTCGCAAGGTCCGCTTGTCAGGATCAACCAAATCAATTCTGGATCGCAAGATCGAGCGCATCAAGGATCACGAAAGGGAGCTGCGCAAGCGGCTTCTGGATCAGATGATTCTATTGACTAACGAGAAGAAAGAACTTGAGCGCCAGAAGAAGAAGATCGAAGACGGCCAAGGTTCCGTTGGCGCTGAGATGTTTATAGATACTCCGGGCGACATGACATCGCTCACAGATCAAATCCAAGAAAAAGCAGACGGTCTAGAGAGAACTACGCAAAAGTTTAAAGAAGCTCACACGAGGCTCGCTCCTGTTATGAAAGAAGAGATACAGCGCTTGGTAGATGCTTACAAAACGGTTGAGCGCATAGGCAGCCTAAGAAAGCGCCTCAAGCAGCGCATTCCTACGGGCAAAGTACCGTCTCTCAAAGAGCGCCGGCGTATCATGAAGGAGGCACGATGAGCCACGGGTATCCACCAAAGTTCAGCCCTGAAGAGTTTCACTGCAAATGCGGCAAGTACTGTGATGGGCCATCTCCACATGCTGATAAGACTCGTCACCTCGCTTGGACACTTCAGGCGATCCGGGACGAAGTCGCTGCTCCGATCAAGATCAACAGTGGCTATCGATGCCCTGAGCACAACAAGGCGATCGGTGGCGCCACGAAGTCATTTCATGTCCAAGGGATGGCGGCTGACCTTCACTGTGCGGCTGTTTCTCCAGAGGAACTGGCCAACACTATTGAAGATATGATGGAACACGGGCAGATTCCCAATGGCGGGCTAGGTCGTTACAATACGTTCACGCACATTGACATCCGCCACCAGAAAGGAAGGTGGTCAGGATGAGGCGTCATCATTACAAGCCGTACCTTGGTGAGCACGGCACTGTTATTCGGCCTGCTCCTACAACCAACGGCATCACCGCTCGTTACGAGAACTTCAGCCACTCAGGCACTACCTGGTTCGATGTAACACCGACGCCTGCTAATGGGACAGACGGTACTATCGGCGCTGCGTTTACTTGGCCGGCTTTCAATGGCGAGTCTTTTGTAAACTTTGGCGATCCTGCTAAACTGGAGTTTGCCACCGATTTTAGCGTAGTGGCTTGGTATCGACAGAGCATTGATCCTCCTACCCAAGGGTATGAGCGCATTGTCAGTCGTGACACAATTGCAGCTGCGGGCGGCGTGACTACTAGGTGTTTCTCGCTCCAGCAAAGAGACGATACAGGCACCGCACAGGGCTTCATTCATAACAACGTGGGCAATGTGAACCCGGTAGCAAGCGGAACCTACAACACGGGAACGTATCACATGGCGGTGCTTGTCAACGACGCAAGCAACACCAACGCCTACTATTATGTCGATGGGATTGTCCGCTCTACAAAGATCGGCCAAGGCGGCCCCGTAACAACGTGGGGTTCAATCAACACAGAGGCTGGTCGACATCAATTAACAGGCAATACGCAAGATTATTTTACGGGGGACATTGATACCGTTCGTTTTTATAATCGAGCGCTAAGCCCTGACGAAATACTTAACGATTACAACGCCGGCAAACCGGCTCATCCATAGGAGTCATCATGACTAACTACATTTACTCGACAGTCGAGATTAATGGGCGGCAAGTCGAGGTGCGTCGAGAGGCTCCTGAGCCTGTCCCCGCTTCCGAGCCTGAGATCGACTACTCTGAACTTACTAAGACGGCGCTGATTGCTCTGGCGGAAGAGCGCTCAGTTGAGGTATCGAGCCGTATGACTAAGGCTAAGATCATCGCTGCCTTGGAAGGAAACTAGCATGGCATTCATCCGTAATCCCCAAGTAGCCAATAGCCCGATCGCTAACGCCAACACCGGTGGGGCGGACGTTTCAGCGATCGTGACCAAAGGCTCAACGGGCACCATCTTTGGCAGCGGCGGTTTGTACACTGAAGGGTACTACCTGATCCTGCAGAACACAGGGACTGTTAACCTTGAGGTTCTGTTCAACGCATCAGCTGACGGCATTATCCTTTACCCTGCCGCTACCTTTGAGGTGGCTGTGTCCGAAGGCACCAAGGTCTTGCTCAAGAACACTACCGATCCAGGTACCGGCACGGATGGGGCTGCTCAAGTCCTATTGTTTGCATAACACTAAGACTTCCTGTACGAAGTGCCTAAGCCTTCTCTGAAGGTTTGGGGTGCCCGCAAGGGCGTGAAGGTCGGGGGTGGTTCCCCGGCTTTCGTTTTTTTACACCAAGCCCCTGAGCGATTCGTGGATCTTGACGATCTTACTGTGCAATGCGTCGCCCCTCGCTTCTGAATCTCTGAGGGCTGACTCCTTCTTGGCGAGCTGCTTAATCAGGGACTCCGAGGTGGCCTGCGCAGCGTTTACCCGCTTGCTGCACTCCTTCTTCTGCTGGCGAAGTTCTCGCTCGAGATCAAAGATCCTATCCCGAAGGCCGCTGATCTTATCGCTTCGGGCGCTTACCCTCTGCTTGAGCAACTCGACCTTCCGCTTCTCTGCCGTCAGCGCGCTGTCCAGCTTGCGGATCTCACCTTTATTGTCTTTGATCGACTGCAGCTTGCGCCGTAGCTTGACGTTCTCGCCAACGACGCCTTCGATTAGTGTCTTACTCATTGTTTACTTTCTGTAATCGGCGGTCTGGTCCTTTGAGCACCATCATGCCTTCGGTTTGTTCAATCATTCGGCTGACGATGTGATCGCCATACATGCGCTCAAGCTGCTCCCAACTATCGATGTTAGTACTCATAAACGTAGGGCGGTCGTGAGCGTGGCGCTCCTGCATAATGAATCGAATCATCGAGGACTGAGACTCGGTAGGTTTGCGCCTAGAGCCCCCTAGATCGTCGAGCACCAGCAACGGGGCCTTCGCTATCCGATCGATGTACGATGCCCTCCCAGAGTATCCTCCTGCTGCTGAGCGGTCAGCATTAGTAAACAGGCCGGCCTCGGTGATCCATATGGGCAGATTGTTTTCGCCGGGACCCCCTTCTCTGAACCGTCGGAGCCTGCGTTTGCAGTAGTCGTTGAAGGCTGCAGTGATCCAGGTCGTCTTGCCTCGCCCCACCCTGCCACTCACAAGCAGCCAGCCCGTGTGCTTATCACCAGCGAGGCGCGCATCAATGACTGAGCCAAGCACGCAGTTGTGCTCATCCCTAGCCAGTTCAATGCGAACATCGACAGGTGAAGAAGCAGACCCAGTAGTCCAAAGGCGGTAGCCCTTAGGCACACCACTGCGCTTAAGGATCGTCATGAAATCCTCTAAATCATATGCGTCCATCAGTCGCAGTCTTTCCATTTAATAGCGTGGGTTGAGGCGGGCTCACCAAGCGTAGACAGGCAAACCCAAACGCCTTCCGGGTCGCCAAACTTGGGGATCAGTTTTCGGGATACCTTCGAGCAGATCTGAGAGTCATCCTCCATCAGATCACACAGCGCGTCGGTGATGCTCTTCTCGATGTTGTCTAGGTCAGGACGCTTAGTGTGCCAGCGGATCGACTCCTTGTCGGCCTTTGATGCGGACTGGGGGCACTTGAAATAGAAGGTCAACTCCAGCTTGAGCGCCTTGCCCGTCTTACGCCATCCGCTTTCCTTCTGCGCAGCAATCGCTAGGACCTGCGCATACTTCTTAAAGTCAGTGACCCGCTTGGGTTGGTATCCTCCCCTCTTACCCATGCGGAAACTTTGTTTGGCGATCGGTCGAGTGTCGACGAAGAATTCGATGCGGCTCATTCCGTATCCTCAAACTCTTGAGGCAGGCCATTAGCATGTGGTGACCCTTCCTCAAGTATTACTGCTCGCTTGTGCTCAGCATCGAGACTTTTGACAATTTGCGAAATTCGAGAAACTATTTGCCTCGCAGCTTGGAAATGCACCTTGTATGCATTGTCTCGATTCACAAAATGCTTATCGACTGCCTTGCACTCAGAGCGCAGGGCTTTAATCTCTTTGTTAAGCATGTCATTGAGATTGAGCCTCGTTTGGGTCTGTCGCCAAGTCCGTCCTTTATTGGCCAGACTGCTCGCTTCATCGTAATAGGTGCTTCGTAAATGGTCCCAATGCGGGTTGCTCTTGCCCATACCCCACCCCTAGAAAGGCGAGGCGGTATCACTATCGCCCCCTTGCTGGTAGTAACTGCCATAGTCCCCGCTACCACCAGCCGCAGGCGCTGCGCTCTGCTTCTTGGGGCTCAGGTACTGAACACGGAACACAGTAACCGACAGGCGATTGTCGTCGCCGTAGGTGTCAAGGCGGCCCTCCACAAAGATCTGGCGCCCCTTCTCCCCGTACTTGGCTAGGCTCTCTGCAGTCTTTCCAAAGGCAGTGACCCAGACCCAAGTCGTTTTCTCTTCACCGTTGACCATGCTGTTCATGGCGAGCGACAGTCGGGCTCGAGGCCCGCTCTGCCCTACGTTGATCTCAGGATCGACACCCATACGACCGATTAACATTACTTTATTCACCATCAGATTGTCCCTTCAGAGCGATCATGCGCTCCGTATAAAGTCGGCGCAGTGGCGCCTTCAGTTCATTGCCCACTTCTAGGGCGGCTAAGTCTTTACCTAAGTCCAGCAACACCTCGACGCTGGGCGCATTCTCGATGGCCTCACGCCACTCATCCATGCCCGTCTCTTGGTCGGGCTTGCTGACTGCTGGTGCGCCTGCCTTCTTAGGCATTGCCCATGCTGGGAGTTTGGGAGGGTCCCAGTACATACCCTTGCCAGACTTGGCTCGGTGGTAGACCTGACCCTTGGGCTTGAGATGGCACCAGACCATCGGCAGATCGTACAAGTAACGACCAATGCCCCAATGCACAGCAGCTCGCTTGAGCGCAGACGACAGCCCGCCCTTCACCGCTTCGATGTCCGTGTTTGGCGATCCGTCGGCCTTCGTGACCCACTCGCCATCCGGTCCCTTGCAGGACAACTCGCACACCACGCCACCATCCGGTCCCTTGACGTACTTAGTCGCCCAACCGAACGGTCCGAACACATCATCAAGGCGCTGCTGCACGGCTCGAGACGTAAGATAGGCCAAGGCGCTAACCTTGTCGCCATTGCGCGTGGTCTGACCCACTCGCCACTCAATATCCTCAGGCGCAAAGGGCGCCTTTAGTTTTGCCATGATTTCCATGGTACCTCCTACAGGTTTAGGGTTTCGTAGCCAGGCCACCGGCCCGACTCAATACAATCAGCATACACAGCAAGACCCCGCTCAAGCTTGGCGTTGCCGGCCTCAATGATCTCATCCGATGCCCAGACCATGCGAGGTAGGGCGCTCTCCTTCTCTACAAACAGCCAGCCCCACTTAGGCGAGACCCCATGCACAGACTCCACCGCTCGGATGTACATGGCAGCTGACAGATCGTAATCATAACGACGGATAGCAGAGTGGATGCCATAGTTGGATGCGTCGACAGTGGTCTTAAGATCGATCATCACCGAGTGGTCAGACGCTAGCCAGTCGGGCTTGGCTTTGCAGTTAGCACCAGTCGCTGGGTCAACCCAGTCAATACGTCGCTCGACCAAGGCATCCTCGGCTAAGATCGCTGCAACGTCGCTGTCAGCATAAACGCCATCACGCATACGGAACATCTCGTCCCAGTCGTCTTGCTTCAAACCACCAGCGAACGTCTCATTGACTAGCCACTGCGAGTACTTAGCCGTGCCAGGGTGAGCAGGCGCAAAGCCATACTGCTGCCTGCACACTGCCTCACCTTCGAGCACCAGCGCATGAAACGCAGACCCAAAGACCAGCGGACGGCTGACAGGCTCAGGTGCCGACTCAGCATAGCGTTGATAGAAGTGAGCAGGGGTTTTATTGACGATCAACTTAACACCACTGCTCGAGATCGAATCAGTACCTCGATGATAGCTCATGAGATCACCTCCCGAACAAAGCCCCGCAGCTTACGCCACGAACGCAGGGTTAACAGCCACTCTTCACGGACTCGCTCAGGCTCTTGAAAGCGAGCGGCCTCCTCTAGGATCGCAACTTCACTGCGTACCACCAGCGCCCAATTGCTTATGGCGTCATAGGTGTGCTTGGTAGGTGCTGCCTGGTCATCGTTGTCAATGGCGACGCTGCGATGCACCAGCACAGCAGCCCAACGCCCCGTACGGGTACGGCGACGGCGACCAGACGGCACGATCTTACCTGCCTGCTTCAGTTCAGTGACTCGAGCCGAGCCAGTCTGATAGGCAATATCGAAGTGAACCAACACCTCGTCGGATGTGGCGCCCTTCTCACCTTGCAAGCGGACCCAGTTCTCAATGCGAAAGCGCAGCGCTGGAGCCATCTTAGCGATCGACTCGGCTGCCTCCCTCGACTCATTGTTAAACATGTTTGAGTTAGGCATTAGATGCACCTCATCTCTTGGACTTCATCCCAATACAACTCGAGCGCCTCTTGGCAGGCAGCCTCGTAGAAGCCATCGCTGTACTGCTGCTGTTCATCATGCGTGCCTTGGTCGACCGTGCCTTCTCCGCCGCAGCCAGGACAGGCCAACTCAAACTCTCGCACGTCAGCTGGGTGGCGACTGGTCTGCTCGGCTACGACCACTTGGCCACAGCCCTCACAGACTCTACATTTAAACTCACTGGTCATCGTTTGACCCTCCATCATGGTTAGTAAGAACAGGGGCGACGATGCGAACATCGACCCCCGTCTTGCGTTTGATAAATTCAGCGGCTCGCTCGATCACGCTATCAGCCGATCCGGTGAAGCGAGCATCCAAGCCCGAGACCCCGTCGAACAAGCGCACAATCGTTGCACCTTTGCTGTCCATAGCGATCAAGCAGCGAGACCCCTTGCCATCGATGTCGGCGTGCCAATCGACGTAGGCGTCTTTGCGTTTGCGTAGGGCGAAGATCATCGGCGGACCTCCAGGTTAGAAAACAGAACCCTACGGCGAATGCCATTCGGCCATTCTAGGGTAGCAATAACCAGCGGGTTTTTATCCAAAGACCCACCAGTGTACGCCGCTACATCAAGCACCTCAGCCCATCCATTAGTGCCGTCATGGTCCACAACATTACCAGTCGATCGGAGCCACTTTGCGCTCATGCGTGCTTTATTGCCTGGCGCAATAGCCTTGAGCCATGGTCGTTTAGATTTGTTGGCAGCGCTCATCATTTTCCCTCCCATCCTAAGATCATCTCATCGACCATGTCGTCACACATGCTTTGAGCGATATCACCATTCATACGGATGTTGGGGATAGCCGAACCATAGGGCGCAGGCTTTGCTTTGGGCGCAGGCTTCGCTTTAGGCTCGGGCGTGCCAGGATCTGGGCAAGTAAAGCAGAGGTGCTCAGCTTCGGGCTCGTGACGGCGACGAACCGTAGCGCCGATGGGAATCTTGCACACCATGCAGTGCAGCTTATACGGGACCCACTTACTAAACATCGCTGTTCTCCTCTTCATTCATAATCAAGCGCTCAAGCGCTGCTTCAAGGGCTGACGTGTCACCCGACAGATCGGGTAAGATGTCATCAAGCTTTTCATTAAGACCACTCAACCAGATCTCAACTTGGTGCTCTCGTTCGCTACCGTCTCCAGTATACCGAGCACTGCGCAGTAGGTGCTCACATGTAGCAAGCGCACAGATCGAGCGATGGAGATTGTTAACGGTAGAACTAACCAGCTCGTAAGTGAGCTTCTCGGTTTTAGATCCTGGCAGATTGCCTCGACGTGGGTAACCCATAATGCCTCCTGTGGTTTTGGGTTTGGGGTAGGGTAGATATACACAGGCCGAGACCCACTTGCAATACCCATCTCTGAAATAACTCTACAAGGTTTACAAGGGCTTACGCCTTTGCTCTGTTTTTTGTTCTTCATCGTCTTTGCTCGGATCGAAAAGCCGGGACCCACTTTCAAGCTGCTGGTCTAGGGCGCTGGTGCTCTTTGCCTGGTCGATCAATTGCAGCGCGTCGCTATCGGGTATCTCGAGCGGGAACGGTTCAATACCGGCGCGGACCTTCTCGGTTAACTGTCTTACCCGTCTGGGTGTGACCCCATAGCGCTTTGCAGTGGTTGCCGTAGGCGTAGGGTCAGACGCTATCACGCAAGCGCAGTAGAACCGAACCACGTCAAGCGCAGGCGCTACTTGTCGCCGACTTGGAACGTAGACACGCAAAGCCCCTTGTTCGCTCGCTATCAAAGGATCATTCAATAGTGCCGTTTGGGTTTCAGGTTTCAGATTTTCAAAACGTAGGTTTTTCAAGGTACTTACTCCAAAGTAAAAAGCAGAAAAGACACGCCCGAAAGCGTGCCTAGTCCGTAGGTGTTAGTGTGCTTTAATGCACAGGGTAGGTGATCAAAGGTTTCTCATTATGCCAGCATGAGCGGCAATCGCCACAGATACCGCCGCGAGTGTAAGCCGGGCATACGGCGCCCGGTGTCTCGCCCGTGCTTGATACGCTAGACGCCAGGACGTTGTCGCTCGTCTTTGGCATAGGGTGGACGTCAACGCGTGGCGAGCTGATACGGACGGTCAAGTTAAGCGGTAAAGGTCCGCGTTCTTTAATCCATCGTTTGACGGTGGCGCGCTCCTGAGTAGGCAACCAATGCTGCAGGTTAGGCGTTGCTTTGATCACGTCCATTAACAGGACCATATAATCAAAGGAGAACACGTCACCGGCGTCATGCCACCTAAAGTATTTTGCCTTATCATAGGCAAGCGCGGCTTTCACCCGTTTCTTTTCGATCGGTGGCAACGCGTCGAAGGTTTCTTTCGCTTGGATCGCAAGCAAACCGACTTCCCTTTGCTCGGGTGTTTCTTTGATGGGCGCTCCGCCTTTGAGAATCCGCAGACCACCGGCGCCACATCGGAATTTAGCAGCAAGGGCAGCGTGATATAGGCTCATGCTGTGCTTTTCAGGCTTGCCAAGCTTAGCGACTCGAGCGCTTGCCTTAATCAATTGATTGTTTAAATAGCCAGCGAAAGTCGAGACCCACTTTTTACGGTAGGCAGTCGATGCAATGGCGCGCTTAACGAAAGTGTAACGGAGCGCCTGCGCATTGCGCACATTAGGCATTTGATAGCGTCCTTTGAGCGCATAACAATTCTCGCATGGGGTACCCGCCACACCGGCGAGCTTGGCGCCGATGGGACAAGTAACAATCGCCGGTAGGCTGAATGATCCACCAGGCATTTTATCAGTGTACGTGAGCGAGCCGCACACGCGTTTGAATTCAATGTACGAAACAGGTTTCGGCTTTACATACTTAGCAGACGGCAAAGCGTAGCAACCGCGCAGCGCGTAGTCGTTGCCTTGTTTGCTCTTACAGTTAGCGGTGATCTCACCTAGGCTAGGACAATTCATTTTAATTCTCTCAAGGTTTGGGGGTTAGTTAATGCGGTTAGTGTAGCCGTTTGAGGTCAGCCCCTGCGTGCTACGGCGCAAACAAAACAACTCAATAGCGTTAGCAATGGCGCCCCAATTGGGTCGCTTTGATTCAAGCCACTTTTCGCCAGTCGAGCGCATGAATGGGAATTGCTGATCAGTACTTGCCCAAAGCAAGCGCTCGGGCGTGCATGGTCTGCCGGCAAACGAAAGATAAATGGCAACGGTGCGCCGCCTTCCGGATGGCGTCACACTAAACCGGGTGACTAGGCCGCGCTTGTACTTATCGCAAAGGTAGTTTGCCCTTACTTGTGGTTTCATTTTTTCCATGTCCTTCTGAGTTTGGGGGTTAGTTTAAGCGCCAAGCGCTCTCGATGCCTTCTAAGAATGCGCTCATCATATGGTAGCACAGGGTTTTAGTAGTCCGCGGTGTTATAGGGCGCCGGGTTCTATTGTTGACCATGCGAACACCGCCATAAGCAAAGCACAGGTCATACGCTTGGTCATGTTTGCAGTAGGCTTCGCTAGCGTTATTAATCAGCTTTAGAAGGTGCGCCAGGTCAGAGCGTTTAATATTCTTTCTCATGAGATACCTTTCTCTAGGTGGTTTGGGGGTTACGCTAAGACAGAGGAAACAAGCGCGTACTCAGCCGGAGCCAATGCAACGGTCAGCACCTTTTCCAGTACCTCTTCGGTTGGGTCCCAGATGATGTCACCGTGCCAACAGTGTGCGGTCTCGTCACTGTATAACCGATATTCTTTCTCAACTTCGCTGACCTCGTGCATAGCGTGGCAAAGCACATAGTATTGCGGGTCGGTAAGAGGACTAATGGCGTCAACGTCACGAGGATCAATACCAAGGGCTTTCTCGATATTAGCCATTTTCTTGCAAATGGCGCTGATAAGCGGGCGGCAGTTCTTGTAAGCGATGGCGATGCTGGGATTGTCGATGTTCTTTCTCATGCGTCACCCCCTAGATCGTCGCAGTAGTCTTCTTTAATTTTAGCAATGGCGCTCTCAATTTCAGCGGCGGCCTTGAGGTACTGGTCTCGAGCGTCTTCAAGGCTTCTGGTTGCCGCCTCCGTCATGCCTGCTGCGTAAGGAGCAACCGTGCTTTCAGTGCCTTTGCGCTTGTGGCGGCTTAGCAGGCAGTCGGCAGCGTAAAGGGTGCCCTCAGAGCGGGCCGCGTTAGCGTTAGCCTTAGCGCTAAACTCTGATGCCCGCTCAATGTGACGGTGATAGTGCTGCTCATTCTTCATGGGGCGCCTTTCTCTAGGTGGTTTGGGGTTGCCGATATCGTATCGACACAAGGCTTATAGTTGGGCGGTAACACCGTGTCAAGCTTTTTCTTCTTAGTTTATTTGAAGCGCTCAATTTGAGCTGGGCTTTGCGTGCGCGTGCATGCGTATGTGATGTGATGGGTAGTGGGGGTATCACTTAGAGTGGGTGGTCAGGGTTGCCTTGCTTGTGTGGTGGCGAACCTAGAACCGAAGAACCTAGAACCGTGGGGCGGTAGGGGGTGGTGAACTGAGTGGTTTGAACCGTGGTTCGTGGCGTGAACCGGTAGCCTTTCGAAACGTCGTTTGGTTCTCAAGCGCTCGAGCAATAACGCTGTGTTTCCAAGGCGATACCAAAAGCCCGAATCCGTTCCCTGTTGCTAATACACCTTCCAACCGGAACGAGTTTTTCAACCCTCAATAAGAAGAAGAATACTTAGTGGGAGCTGACAGGATCGTGTGTAATGCTGGCGGATCGTGCTTGCTAGAGCGAACAGGCTCAATAGCATTTAACAGGCTACTATCTATTTTCTTACCATGTGAGTTTTTAGAATTGCAATAGGTCTTGTTAAGTACGAGGTTCTCGTGGGTTTCAAGAGGCTGCCATTCTGACAGTCGGAGTTAACCCTATAGTGACTGCCATTTTGGCAGGTTAGTCGAAGTCGGGGATCACAAGGTCGTTGTAGGTGGGTTCCTTCTTTGGGGGTTTGCTTTGGAGTCCTGCTGAAACGTTGGCTGCCCAGTCGAGTGCTTTGTTCGCTGCTTCAATGTCTGACGTGAAAATATTTAGTTTTTTTAGTTCCTCTGGGGTGAGGGTGTAATGAAGCGCCATGTTCATCCCTGGTTTGCCTAAAGCAAGAATCCCTCGAATCACGGTCGTCGTCAGTTTCACAGATCGCATGTGCAGCCTTCCTAGAGTGTTGTTGTTGCGGAGTGTGGTTAACTTGCTGTAGTTAGCCCATGTCATGGATAGTAATCAAATACTACAAATGCTGGCAGACTTTGGCGCTCTAGGCTTGGCGTCTGGTGCGATCTTCTGGTTGTACCTCAAGATGGCTAAACGCATGGATGACCTAACCGACAGCTTTCAAGTTCAACTCAGAGAACAGATGGAAGACTGCAATCGGCGAGAAGCAGAAGTCCGTGATCGCTTTATGGAAGTCGTCAATAAATATGACCAAGAGCGCCTGCACTGGGTCACCCGTCTCGACAGTATCGATAAAGAAATGCAAGACACTGAAAGCTTGATCAAAGAAGGTCTAGGTGAGATGCGCAGGCACTACGCAAAGATCAGCGCAGCAATCGGGAAGGAAGTCTGATGGCTAAGAAGAAGCCGAACTTTAAAATGAGGGTGGTTCAAGAGCCTAAAAAGCGGCTCAAGCCAACAGAGGCTGAACTTGAACAGGTGACGTTCGAGGCAGGCGGATCATCGCCAGAGCAGAAGCGTCGGAGCTTGGATAAAATCCGCAGGGACGCCAAAGCATATGCGCCTACATTAGCTTACGAAATCGCATACCAGAAAAAAGTCGAAGACGGCACGGTAACGCTAGAAGACATCGAGGAATTTGGTGATTACTCGCACCCGCTCTATCAGAAGATGTTAAGAGACAACCCAAACACCCTAAGTGATGCCCAAGTTGAAGAGCAATATGAGCGCATTACAAGGGCAGAGAACAAAATGGCTAAGCGCAAACAAGCCCTGCGCAAAGCAGCGGAAGCTAAAGCCCGGAAGCAGTAATGGCTAAGACCGCAACTAAGACCGATCCCGCTAAATGGGAGCAAGCCAAACGAGACGCCAAGGCTAAGATGGGCGGTAAGCACAGCGCCCGTGCCATGCAGCTTGCTACCCAGATGTACAAGAAGCGAGGCGGTGGTTACTCCGGAGCAAAGAAGGAAACCTCGCTCAGCAAGTGGACCAAGCAGGACTGGAAGTACTCAGGCAAAGATAAGCCCGGCAAAGGGGGCTCAGGTGTGTACTTGCCCAAGAACCGTATCGCTAGTCTCAAGAGTACAGCAGCTGGCAGGTTAGCACTTAAGAAGGGTGAGGCGAAGAAAGCCAAAGCAACCCGTGAAGGCAAGCAGTACTCACAGCATGGTCTGGGTAAAGGGTTGGCATGAGCGCCGAGCGGATCGAAGCAGCACGTCGCCTGATGAAGAAGCTAGGGCTTGAGGGCTTCAATAAGCCTAAGCGCACACCGAACCATCCAACTAAGTCGCATGTGGTGATGGCTAAAGAAGGTAATCAAGTGAAGTTGATCCGGTTTGGCGAGCAAGGGGCAAGTACAGCAGGCAAGCCCAAGGCTGGTGAAACAGATCGCATGAAGATGAAACGTAAATCATTCAAATCCAGACACGCTAAGAACATCGCCAAAGGTAAGATGAGCGCAGCGTACTGGGCTGACAAAACGAAATGGAGCTAGAACTATGGCAACGAGAACACCGCAACGAGGAGCTGGCGGCGAAGCTGCTGATGTTAGCCGTAAAGAGCGCCGGCACGGTAAAAGCGAACTAAGTCCGAGGCTCACAGGAGCCATGAAAGCCGGCGGTAAGATGGCGGCAGAAGAAGCTGCTATGGCAGTGTTCCCGGCTGTGCGCATTGCTAAGATGATAAGACCCATTGTAGGCAAGGGAGCAAAGGCGCTTGGTAAAGCTATGGGAAGAGGGGTGAGCCCGTACAATTCCGGATCTAAAACCTTTTCTTCGATGGAGGCTATGAAAGCGGCTGAAAAGGCGCACGACAAAGCCGGGTTTGACGACGATCTGTCGCTTGACTTGATTTACGGTGACGGTCCTGACTTACCAAATTGGTGGAAACGCCTTCCTGAAAAGGAGAAGGTGAAAATCTACAAGCAGCACAACAAACCAAAAGACACCGACTTTGTAGATAAGAAAACAGGGAATCGGAAAAAAATTGGCGGCGGCTGGGATATCCTCGGGTTGCTTACCGGCGACTACGGCAAGAAAAACTCCACGGAACAAGCTGTGAGGCTGTTTGCTGAAACGGGTAAGAATCCAGCAATTATAAAACAATACGCAAAATCGTTATCCCACGTGATAGAATTGAAACCAGCCCTCCGCAAAGCCGCCGAAGCTAAGGCTAAGAAGTAATGTCTCGCAAGCCACGCATTATTCTCCCAGCAGCGGTATGGGCTAAGATCCGTGCCGAGTATGAAGCCGGTGTGCCCGTCAAGCACCTAGCGGATACCTTTAACCTGACTGAAGCAGCCGTCTATCGACGCAAGAAGAGCGAAGAGTGGTCTAGGGAAGTCTCGGTCATCAGTGACGACATGCTGTCCAAGGCACGCAAGGAAACAGAACAGCGCATCATCGAGCATATCCAAGAGCAAGAAGTGGACATGAAGCAGGTGATTGACCAGCACAAGTCCGTGTCTCAGCAGATCATGGAGCGAGCAGGTAAACTCCTAGATGCAGTCGATCTGATCCCGGATACCGAAGTCTCCAAAAAGGCACACGCTCTGAAGACCTTGTCTGATGTGATCACCGCTCAGATCCGTAACGAGCGTCGTACATGGAACATTGATGAGAAGGGTGCAGACACCTCGCTCGAGGCATTGCTTGACGAGCTGGATGACGAAGAAGAGAAGCGTAACAACACCCCGCAACCGGTGCTGGTGAAGTGAGTATAGAAGCCATAGAACTACTCAAGATGGTACTCAACGGGGCTGATGGCGCCCTGGTTATTGTCTTGCTCTATACACTGCATACCGCTAGGGCGTGGACCAAGCGAGTTGAAGACGCTATTGAAAATATTGAGCGACTCAATAAGATTGTAGAAGATAACCAAGCTGACATCGCCAAACTCCGGCGCATGTACTTTGCCCTGAAGGACCGACTACGCCATGCCCAAGATGAGAGCCGACAACCAAATCATTGAGAAGTTATGCACTGAGTGCATCATGAGCGTAAAGTACTCGCTCGACGCCTTCGCCAAAGAAGATGAAGCCAAGCAGGTGGTAAACACCGGGCTTACCGAGGAAGAGAACTTTCTCACCACGGCAATTATTACAAGGCAGCAGACGAAGATTACGAAGAAGGCGCTCGACATGATCGACAAGCGTCACTTTCGCCAGAAGCAGAAGATGTTCCTGATCCGGTTGCACCAGTTTGCAGAGTTTCTCGATACCTTTGAGGAAGACCTCAAGGGCGAAGAAGAAGAACAAGTCCGCCTCGCTAAGGGGATCATCAAGTGGCTCGAGAACAGTCACAAGATTATGCTTGAGTCATCGTCTCGTAAGACGCGTGAAGCCAACCTCGTATGGAACTAGGCAAAGACAGAGTACGGTCTGAACTGATCAAGTGCAGGAAAGACTTCAAGTACTTTGCGCTGCGCTACCTAAAGATCGTCAACACCAGCGGTGAGATCGTCAATCTTAAGCTCAACCAGCCGCAGATTGAAATCATCGACTCGGTGGACGGTAGTTTCCAAACAATGGTGCTCAAAGCCAGAAAGCTTGGGTCGTCCACGGTTATCGCTGGCTACTTCTTCTGGAAGGCTCTGTTTAAGAAGAATACCCGAGTCGCTGTCGTCGCTCACACTGACGAGGCCGCCAAAGAGCTGTTCACGATCTACCAGCACTTCTACAAGAACCTTCCGAACGAAATGCGCCCTAAGGCTATCAAGAACAGGCATAACGAACTGAACCTCGTCACCGGTTCTAAGATCAAGATTGGCAGTGCCGACTCCGACAGCTTCCGTGGACAGACGTACCAATATATCCATGCCTCCGAGTATGCGTTCTGGTCTAACGTCGAGAAGACCATCGCCTCATTGTTTCAGACTGCTGATGCAAATGCTAGCATCGTGCTGGAGTCCACAGCGAACGGGCTCAATGGTGCTTACGACCTATGGGTCAACGACGCTGGTTACACTAAGATCTTCCTACCGTGGATGATTGATGGCCGATGCCAGATCCCCAAGGCACGGTTTACTGACTACACCAAACTGGAGCGAGAATACCGTGCGGAACATAAGCTTAGTGATGAGCAGTTTAACTGGTTGGTGTACACACTACGCGTCAAGTGTGCGAACAACTGGCGCATATTCCATCAGGAGTTTCCGTCATCACCAGACGTTGCGTTCGTTACATCGGGCGATCGATTCTTCCCGGAGACCTATAGCGTCACCACCGCCAAGCCAGGATACCACCAGTGGGAGAAGAGACAGAAGTACCACATCTATTCAATGGGAGTGGACACCGCTTCTGGTTCTCCTGGTGGGGACTTTAGCACTATTAAAGTTCTGGATGTCACCGACAAAAAATCCATTCGAGAAGTAGCGTCGTTCTACGAA